CCGTTAAGCTGAAGCTTGGCAGTCACGACAGGGTTCTCACCCCAGCAGTGCTTCATGAGAGCGCACTCTGAAAGGACGAATGTGCCGGCATCTGAGACAGTCGAAGTATCGCCGGTGTTGCCGAAGCCGCCGGTGCCGCCTCCGTTCCAGTACTCACCATCAGTCATGTCCGGAGGATTGCTGCCGCCGCCGGCGCTAACATATGGCCATGCTTGGCCGGCTTGATGCCCCACGTCTTCGGCACCAGGGTCAGCGAATGCACCATAGCGGTTTACGAAACCTTCAGTATTGCCTGGGCCAGCAACAGCTTCAGGGCCGCCGTATGCATGAATCGCGTTGGGGAGCACATCTACAGCATCAGTGTAGTTGAAAGGCTGTGCACCGAGGAGGGTGTAGAGGTGGCTGCCACACTCAAGGGAGCTGCAGTAGTCGACGTTCTCGTCTGGCTGGACAACCCAGATAAGCTCTTTGCAGGGATGATTGAAATTGAGCTTAATCTTGTTGGAGGAGGAACCGACCGATTCGTCACCAGTGAACTGAAGCTGCTCAATGAGATACTCGTGGGGGTTCTGTGCCATGCGGCGACGCTCGTCGGTGTCGAGGAAGACGTAGTCGACATAGAGGGAGGCGGCGACAAGAGACTGGTTGTAGGCGGTAGTGACCTTGACAGAACCGGTGGTGGAGGCTTTGGAGTTGTTGAGAGTGCAGCTAAGGTTGTTCACTGCCCAGAGGCACTCATCAATGGGGCGGAGGTCGAGGTTAATTTTGACCTCGTGATACTGAAGAGCAATGAGGGGGAGGGCGAGGCCGGGGTTGCGGCAGTACCAGAACTGAAGAGGCACGTAGAGAGTGGTCTCGGGCAGGGCGTTGCGGGGGGCACATACCTGGCGTGGGCCGTCGGCATCGCAAGGACCATCGACGTTTGAGAAAGATGGGTCAGTAATGTAGGTGAGCTGCGTGGTGTTGCCAATCATTTTGTTGTAGCCGACCTCCTGCTCAGCAGAGAGGGTAAGCTGGTTCCAGATATGCATCCAGTCGCCATACTGGCGATCGATGCGCTGTCCACCAATCTCAACCTCAACCTGTGAGATAAGCTGCTCGCCAGGGCAATCGAGCCAGCGGGCAAATACACCATGCGTCTCGGTCGCTGGGCCAGTATGGATCATCCCCTGGTTAATCTCGGGGAGAGTAACCTGAAGGTAGGTGCGGTAAGCAAGATCACCGTTGCGGCTGATTGTGCAGGTGACACGGCGACCGAAGTCAGCCTGTCCGTTGAAGGTCTGCTCGATCGATTCGAGAGAGAAATTGGTGTGGCGACGGTACGTCACCTTCCAGAAAGTAATCTGAGGATTGCCTGTAAGATAGACATCCTGTGCGCCATAAGCTACTAGTTGCATTAAACCTCCTCCCATTGTTATAATATGACAAAAGAAAAAAATTTTTGGAAATTACGCTTAATTAATTAATTAATTAATTAATTAATTAATTAATTAATTAAATTATGAATATAATGAATATAATGAATTTACTTTAGTATAAATAATGAATTTAATGAATTTTACATTAGTATAAATAATAATTTTACTGAATGATAGAAATTTCTTAATATATTTATTATAGAATAACATGTTTCCCTTCCATATTATTCTTAACAAAATCCGTAAGAAACGTGTCTAAATGTATCTCGCGTTCTCCCTCGTGTTTTTTTGTAAAAATATATTTATCATTTTTTGTTTTAATTTCCCACCCCTGATGCAAAGCATTATAAAGAAACACCATTTTTTGTAAAGTGACAGGAGTAACGGAGTCGTGTGTTATCGAAATCCCTAAGTTATTATCCATTATTATATAATGCAGAAAACTGTAATGTAATTTTAACCATATAATAATTATAAATGAAAGATATGAATAAAAACAAACAAAATGATTTTAAAAGTGCTTAATGAAAAGATATCATTTCTAAAAGATATCATTTAAACCATCTTCTATTATAGTAAATATGACTATTTTTAAACCTAAAACAAAAAAAACAATAGCTTATTGTAATAAAAAAACTACTACACTTGATGCAAAGCATAAAGAATATATAAATAAATTTAAACTAAATGATATTGATATTCAAAAACTTTCCGAGAAGAAAAAACTCCTCATAAAAACACTTAATATTACTAATAGTAAAGACGTCGAAACAATGCTTGAATTAAAAGATAGTATAGAACGTATAAAAAAACAAATAAAATGCCTTAAGAAAAATAAAAAAAATTATCTATTAAATAATTCGAACCATATATTCAGTTATTTTGAAGAAAAAAAAAACATTAATAAAGGCGCTGCAAAAAAAACATTGGTTGACAACTTTTTTAAAGCGGGAAACAGTAAGAGTGTTCCTGAAAAAAATGACCAATCAAGTGTTCAGAAGTATTTAACAAACATTGATGAATCTTATATTGATGTGAATAATTTTGTCATTCAAACTGATATATGCAGTCATTGTCACCAAGGGGAACTTATACCGGTAGAACAAGAAGGTATTTTAGTATGCAATAATTGCTCAATCAATACGAAAGCTCTTATAGAATGCGATAGACCTTCATACAAAGACCCTCCTAAAGAAATTTGTTTTTATGCATATAAGCGAATTAATCATTTTCGAGAAATATTGGCACAATTTCAGGCGAAAGAAACAACTCAAATACCTGCAGATATCCTTGAGAATATAAAATTACAAATTAAAAAAGAGAGAATAGACGTTAAAACAATGTCAAATCCTATGGCTAAAGATATTCTAAAAAAGTTAGGCTACAATAAATACTATGAACATATACCATTTATTAAAGATAAATTAGGGGTAAAACCGCCCGTCATGACACAAGAATTGGAAGAAATATTATGTAATTTATTTATGGATATTCAGGCGCCGTATGCTAAGTATTGTCCATATGACCGTGTTAATTTCTTAAATTATTATTACACAATTTATAAATTATGCGAATTATTGGAACAAACACAATTTCTACCCTACTTTCCTATGTTAAAAGATAGGGACAAACAAATTGAACAAGACCAGATATGGAAACATATATGTAATGATTTAGATTGGGATTTTATCCAAACTATTTAGATTGGTGTCTATCAGAACAATTTAAAAATGATTTATTTATTAATTATTTATTTATTTATTTATTTATTTATTTACCTTGGAAACCCTACCAGATTGGCACCGATCCCTAAACCTGCACCAGAACGCGCATTTACACCAATAGCAGGAACATAAGTGTCTAATATGCTAAAGGTAGCTGCTGCTGTAAGTGAAATAAGAGCAATTTCATCCATATTAAGGGACCGTTTTGGAATAGCAAATGCGGCAATGGCCACCATGAGTCCTTCCACGAGATATTTAATCGCTCTCTTTACAAGTTCGCCTAAGTCAATACCGGAGTTCATTATATGTATTATAAAGAAAAAAAAAGGGAAGTATTGTCTAATTGTTTTATAAACAACATTTACGTAAATAGGCTTAAATACTTATATAGCAGATACGTATAGATGTCCTCCAAACTAAATAATCTGCGCGGCGTAGAATTGAAAACAGATGGCGCTGGAAAAGAAAACCCTAAATATGTTGATGTTCTTGATGAAGACAAGGCAATATCTGGTCAAAAATTTACGTGTCTGTCATTTATCTCTCCTGAAAAGGAAATAAAACAACGTGAACAGTTTTTGTTTGGAAAATATGTGGAGGAGTGGGATATGAAAAAATCCTTGGATAAATTCACACACTTCCTTAACTTTATTGCCTATAAGTATAATGTGGACTTTAACAAATTAGATGGCGACCTTGTTGAATTTTGCAAAGAGGAGAAGTCCAATCTTTTTGCCACTACTATTGAGGATGAGTATAAAACATTTTTAGACAATAATGAAGAAAAACTTCAGGAAGAATTTAATGAGTCTCATACATTTCAAACCAGTATCAGAGGTATTAAGATTCGCGGTTCATATCCCAATCAGCAAGAGGCTGAACTTCGATGCAAACTTCTCCGTGAAGTAGACCCTACACATGATGTTTATGTTGGGCCAGTCGGCACATGGATGCCATTCCATCCTGAAGCATACAAAACTGGGCGAGTGGAGTATATGGAGGAAGAGCTTAATCAACTGATGCATGAAAAAATGAAAAACGAGAAGAGTGCAAATATTGAATTTGAGAAAAGAGTAAAAGAAACCAAAAAGAAGGCCATGGAGGACAACAGGAAGAAGGCACTGGAAAGTAACAATCCACTTACACAGATGCTTAATGAAAATGGGGATTTGGTTAGTGTGGCAAACTCAAATACAACTGAAAGTAATCTTGGTAATAGTAATGATGTGGCGGTTGCCGATATTCGTAAAGAGTTGTTTGAAGGAGATAATGTGATTACAAATTTTAAAGACAATGACCATGGATTGAGTGAGCTGACTGTTGTCAAGGAGGCGAAAAAACTTTCTGACGCTGAAGTGGCAAAAGAAAATACAGCATTACCCACAGTAGTCGAGGAGGAGGATGAGACAAAATGTGTGGACGATTCAGTGGTATACAACGATGATGTACATGATGCGGAATGCGTAAATGGTGTGTGTGCGCTACCCGCATTCAAAAAGTGTATCCCCACTGGAGAGAAAGGCGAGATTATATGTGAATGCATGGTCGACGACAACAAACAATTAAATAGTCCCGGTGATGAGAGTAAGACGTTAGATACAAATGATGTAGAAGAGGTATAATTCCCCCTAACAGAGGGAAATAACTACTTAAATATAAATAGTGTTTATATATAAGTAGTATTATGGTAAGAAATAATAAGTCTATTTGCAAACATGATACCTGTAAAAAACGTATCAGACCAGTGGATACGTTAATTGCTTCATGTAAATGTGGAAAGCAGTTTTGCAGCGTACATCGTCTGCCAGAATCACACAATTGTGATTATAACTTCAAAAATATAAATATTAATGACGAGATAAATAAATTAAAGTGTATTTCAGAGAGAGTTGATAAATTATAGATTCATTATCGTATAGAAGAAAGGGTTTCTTATTACCAACGGTTCTTCTTTACGCTAATTTTAGGACCACCTCTTTTTTTCACAGCAGTTGGGTCATATGGTTCGTCGTCGTCATCTGAATTAAGGTCTTTGGATATATCCCAAAACTCTTTTGCGCCAAGTTTAAATGCATTATGTGGTTCTGCTTTGTACCAAAAAATTTGCTCTTGGAGTTTATTTGATTTCGAATTATTATTAATAACAAGACACTCATAGTTTTCTGTACACTGGTCCATAACCTGACAAAATGACTCAAATGTTGGAAACATCCCCGCATAATTTTCCCAAATCCGTTTTCTATTGGTAATGTATGGTTCGCGAAGAATAAATACGTAATCAATGTTAGTACGTAAATTTGGCGGTATACCCAATGGATATTGCATAGTAATTACCATCATAATCTTCCAATGACGCCCATTCATAAATAATAAGCGCATCATCTTATCCTTTGTCCAAGTCGCATCATATAAACAATCATCTAAGATGACAAATGTTCTTGGGTCGATAGACGAACGCCGGTATTGTACCACCTCCTTTTTAACCTGTTTTAAAACAGTTTTTTGTCTTTTGAGTATATTTTCGATAATAGCAGTATTGTATTCATCGTGAATAAATAATTTTGGCACGTGCTCCCCATAGAATCCATTACCAGCTTCTGTTCCCGAAATTACGGTTCCTATAGGTATATCTTGGTGATAATACAATAAATCGCGAACAAGGAAACTCTTCCCTGTATCACGTCTTCCTATTAATACCACAACTGGTCCTTTATTTTCATCTGGTTTAAAGCTAATTTGACTCATGTCAAATTTTTTTAACTCCAGTGTCATGTAATACGTGTGAATATTAATTTACTTTAGTTATACCGCATAGTATATCGCACAGTTATATATAGCATAGTTATATCGCATAGTTATATATAGCATAGTATATCGCACAGTATACCGAATAGGTATTAGTAGTATTAATTACATGTTATAGGTTAAAATACAATTATATAAATATAATATGAAACTAATGGAATTGCAATACATAAAAACTGACAATGCCAAGATTTTTTCATATCTAGCATCTTCCCCTGAAATGACTATTACAGATATGCAAAATTATATTCCTATATATAACAATTTTTTCACATTAACAAAAAATAATTATAATTCCATTAATCTTAATAATAAGTATAAATTGCATGAAATACAATCCATAACTTCGCCGAACACGTGCATTGCTAAAGTTTCTGAAAATACCAATGTGTCGGGTGGAATATCCTCCTTACTAAAAGATATACCGGTGTTTTTTAAATTCAGTCCACTGCTGGACCCTATTAAATACATGGTTGGGAAGTACGATATTTCTTCTGAGTCTTTGTTGAACATCCCTTCTTTTCAATCAGACAATAATCATAAAAAAACATTGGATTGTAATAACGCATCATATACAG